CCCCGCATGTCCCCCAAAGTTCTGTCAAGTTCTTGGGCGGCTTCTTTAAATTCCGGTACACCGTAGTAGCTAGCGATCTGTTGCTCGGACCCTTTATTGATCCAGCCGTCTTCCCCGATTCCAAAAATCGGATACCACTTACCTGCCTCGACGCCCTTCTTGCCCGCCTGTCCACTGCTAAGATAAAACGGAACTCGTTGTCCGTTAACATCCACAACAGTGATGTAGCGATCATAGTAGTTAACTACGGGTGACCCGGTTTCCCCCCAAATAGCGTTGCCGGATTCATCTTTAGCTACACCACCATCAGCACCACGGCGAGGGCGCAATACTGGAATCGAAAACGCATTCAGTGAACCAAACTTCGTTCCTTCTCCTGTAGGAGAAACTGCAACATCGCTGATAGGCTGAGCCATTCCAGCGGATGTAGGTGTTTCAACCGCGCTGGCACCGGGTACCCCCGTGGGGCCTCCAGCCATTGCCACGCTAGACTGATCTCCTCCATTGAGAGGGGCTGACGGTCCTCCGACTCCTGCATCTTGTTCCGCCTTGTCTAAAAAGTCTTTTATCGCTGTGACGCGATCAACTTCGGCACCTTCTTCAGGAGTTATCAGTCCTGTTTTTGCAAGTGTTTCTCCCGGCTTGGGAGCGGGGCGAGGCTGAATAGTAGGACGCGCAGCGGTTTCGTCAACCCCTTCTTCGGGAGCGACTCCTTGCGGGATGATTCTATTTACTTCAGCTTCCAGTCCCGTGGCAGCGGGTCCCGCTTTGCCCGGAAATACAGCACCTGTCACTGCGCCCGCACCGCCACCAAGGGCGGTAGACTCACCAATCGTGCGACCGACATTACGAGACAGAGGCGCTTCAGCGGCAATATTCTGTCCAACCTGACCGGTAACTGCGCCAGCGGTTTCACCCGCAGCTTCACCTAAACCGGTAGTAGTAGCACTTTTAACACGACCAGCAGGGGCACCGCCGAAGATCGTTTTTTCTATACCCGGAAGAGCCTTAGATGCGCCAAAGGTTACTGCCGCTGTAGCCCCGGCCACTGCACGGGCACGGGTGAGAGCCGTTTCCTGAGCGTGGGCTTTAGCTTCGTCTTCTGGGACGCCCGCCTTTACAAGCTTTGTAAACTCGTTTTTAAATACTTCGTCGTAGGTTTCTTTACCGGAAGAAGCGCCTTCCTGTATAGCGCCTTGCCCCAAAGCGACATTAGTGCCAACTTTTTGGGCAGAGGCTTTAGCGGCGGCGGTCCTAGCAGCGGCTTCAGCAGCGGCTTCAGCGCCTTCTTTTGCGGCTTGCTTGCCAACGGCACCGAGTCCAAGTTTCCCTATAAAGGTGGCATATGCTGTAGTGCCACCCGTCAACAAAGCAGCGGCAACGTCAGGAGCAAGTTCCCCAAGCTTCTCAATAAAAATAGAAGGTCCCAGCCGCATCGACTGCTTTATCTATAACGGCCCGCTGATAAGCAGATTCAGGAGTTCGGATCTCTTCCGCTTTTTTCTTAAGAGACTCTACTGTCCCCGCAAGCGGCGCGTTTTTGAAGTCACCAGTAGCTAAGCCATACAGTTGAGGAACGACACTTAGCGTACTAGCGATCCCGCTAGTAAGAGATGCCCCTGCCCTAGTACCTTCACTTTTAAGTTCTGCCGGAATACCGTGACTACCCGCAAACCTACCGATAGCCAGCTTGCGGGCTGTCTCCACATCCATGTCATCAGGGATAGTTACATAAGACCCATCTGGCAGAGTGAAGTATCGAGACATAATTTACTTATTTAAGCAGAGGACCGAGGTCTTGGCCCTGCCGGGGAGCGGCAGGGGCAGCGGGAACAGGTTTGCTACCCCGTATGTATTGTTCCGCATACGCATGGGCAAGCTCAAGAGATTTTTCTCTCACGGTTAACGGATTAGCGTTTGGTCCGAGTAACGCCCTAGCTTGACTATCAAACGTATCACGGATTTCGGGTTTACTTAGATAGTCGGACATAAATCTATCAAACCGTGCGTCTTGCTGATCCGTCGCTCTACCACCGCCCCCACCCTGCCGGATACCGGCAGCGCCTAACATAGCATCAGCCCGAGTCTGAGCATTTCTTTCGCTAGATGCACGTTGTTCGGCTTCTCGGCGGTCCCTACGTTGACCTTCGAAGTCGCGTTGCAAAGCGGAAATAATGCCGCTATTAGCAGTGCGATTAGCGGTGGTGTCCCTAATAACGTCCCTTTTACCAGCTCTGTATAGTTGCATCTCCAGCTTACTGGAGTCTACAAGACGCTCCATGATCCGATTGGCTTCTGTCCTATTCCCTTTAGCCATTTCGAATTCATACTTAGCCTGAAGAAGCTCGTTCTGTTTGTGCAGGCGGTCAGCTTCCCGGAGTTCTTTTTGACCCTTCTCGTAGCTGTCAAACCCTACCGTCATAGCAGGGCCAAGACTACCCAAGAACCCACCCAGACCTCGCTGCCTTGAACCGCCGAGGGCAGCAAGCCCTCTTCTCCAAGCCATATCGGTGTTTTCTTCCTTCATCCGCGCCGTATCCGGCTTCATCTCAGCTACCTTAGCCCGGAATGCGTCTACGAAAGGTTTATTAAACTTATCACCTTGTTCGTATGCCCGTTGATTAGCGGCAAGAAGCTCTTCTTCTGTAGGGGCTTTGGGTGCTTCACCGAGTGCCTTAAGCGCGTCATCACGCTCTCTCTCAGTAATTTTTTCCAGCCTAGCGGCTTCGTCAATAAGTTCTCTATTAAGCGTAGGTGCGCCAGCGGCAGCAACGGCTGTAGCCGGGGCAGATTTTTCAGTGTCCCTATTTTGGGGAAGCCCACCTCTGTTAATCCCACGGTTCCTAAACCCCTCCGGGTCAGAAGTTAAAGCGGCGATTTTACCGGGGTACTCAAGTGACTCTTTAGGACGGGGCTTACCATTGGCACCCAATCCAGTCCTGAGATACGCCCGCACATTACCCGGCCCCCAGTTGTAGGCCATGGAAGCAAGTTCCCAATTACCGAATTGGTTATGCAGATCCGCGAGGTACCTAGCAGCCGCGTCTTTAGACTTGGCGAAATCAAGGCGGTCTTGATCCGTTTTTAGGCCATACTGCCTGCCTGTTGGCCCCTGAAATTGAAATGGACCTAGCGCATCGGCGCTGGACGGACCCATTCTTTGACTAAAAGCCGACTCGACTCCGTGATGCGCCCTAAGAATATCTTCGGGTACGTATTGATTAGAGTAGTCAAACTGTGTAGAACCGCCACCCTTAAACGAGACAATGCCGCCTTCTGCGGCACGGAACATATCATCTCTAACAGGTAAAGCGCCGATACCAGCTATGCTTTCGGGGCGGGGTTGAGGAGTCTCGGACTGGATCTTCTGTTTTACCGCTTCTGCAATGCGGTCAACAATAGTCGTCGGCTGAGTCGGGTTAGCATTACCCTGCGCTTTAGCCTGACTCGCCTGAGCGTTAGCCTCCATGTTCGCTTGGTTCCTGAGTGCCAATTCAATAGCACCGCGAGGAAACGGGCTGCGATCACCCATCGCTAGATACTGTTTAAGTAGTTCGGGTGGAGCTTTAGTAAGCTCTTCAGGCGTCCTAAACATATCTATCTAACCTTACTTAAGAGCGTTTTTGAGGAAGTCTAACCCGCCAAGTTGACCGAGAATGTTAACCCCGGAAGCGAGAGGGTTGACCGGCTCATAGTTCTGAGATTCCGTAACTGCGCTGTAGGACGCAGGGGGCAGGGCGCTCATGATGCCCTTTTGGAAATTAAGATTCTCATACGGCTTTTGTTGCTGCGCCAAGAATGTTTGATAAGCAGTGTCCAGTCCAGCTTGGTCAAGAGTTCGGGGCAAGGACCCGTATTGCATCTGCGTACCCAAAATCCCTAACCCCGACTGATACCCCTGATAGTTAGCTAAGTTTTGCGCGTACTGTTGCTGGAACGCGGCTTGATTAGCAGCGAGGTTGGCCTGATTCTGCGCGTACTGCTGTTGGAAATCAAACTGCCCAGCAGCTTGGTTAGCTTGATTCTGAGCCTGTTGAGTTTGCAGGCCGAGTTGGCCCCCGGCAAGATTGGCTTGGTTTTGAGCTTGTTGAGCTTGCAGGCCAAATTGACTACCGGCAAGATTGGCTTGATTTTGAGCTTGCTGTTGCTGGAAATTAAACTGACCGCCAGCAAGATTAGCCTGATTCTGAGCTTGTTGCGTTTGGAAACCGAGGGCGTTCTCGGCATTAAACTGACCCATTCCAGCCCCGTAGGCACTCTGAAGGCCCTTGGTCTGAATATCGTTCAGCAATTGGGCGGTGTTTCTCTGCCTTTCAGCTTCGACAAGTCCATAACGTGAACCACCAAATGCCCCTACTCCTACAGCACCCGCTGCCTCTTTCTGAGCGTCAACGTCTGACTGCCTACGGGCCTCTCGCATCGCAATATCTGTAACACCCTGTTGGTAGGGCGACATATACTGCTGCATCCTATTAGGATCAGTCCATGATTGCTGAGTGAACTGCGTCGGGTTATAGGCCGCATTGAACTGCGTCGGATTGTACGTGTTCGAAAACTGCGTCGGATTGTACGTATTCGAAAATTGCGTCTGGTCGTATGACGCATTGAATTGCGACGGGTTAAACGAAGTATTGAACTGCGTCGGATTGTACGCTTGAAGACTACCGATACCACCGAGTGCTTGCTGTTCAAGATTACTAAGACCCGCTACCCGATAAGGAGTAGTTTGCTGAGCTTGGGCAGCTTGCTCCGCTCCGTATTGTTGATAAGGTGTCTTCGCGACGGCAGCGGCATTCTCGAATAGATCCGTTACATACGGTTCCATTGCGGTAGAAATACCGCCTTCAGTAGTCTTACTAAAGTCTACTGGCTGTCCAGTTGAATCAAGCGCGGCCATTTCTGTTCCTTATACCGGGAGGTATTTTTCGGCTTTGATCTGCCGTCCCTGCCGGGGGTTGCCCGTGCGGGCATGGCGGATGCGGTTCATCATGTCGTGGAGTTTCTTGGCACCAGCATTCGATGATCCGTTACCAATGTGGCTGACTACATCCGCAGGGATTACAAACTCGCCGTCGGCAAGGCGAGCTTCCTGAACGCCATCAATATTGGCCTTAATATTATCACTCATGCCATCACCGGGGCCACTCAAATATCTGCCGCCAGCCTTGTACTCATTACGGGGCAACCCTGAGATACCACCGCCAGCAGCTTTGTAAATACGTTCACCGGTATAGTTACTGTAGTAGGTTTGGGTTTTTGGGTCCCACCGTCGGGCCTTGGGATCGGGGCCTTTCCCACCTACAGGTTTAAGCGTTCCACGGCCTGACCCTGATTTACTCGCTGCATAGCCAAGACCACCAGCTACGATAAGCTTGAGAAGGTCCTTCATCCAATTGGAATCAGTTGAAGTTGACGATCCGGGCGGCTTAGTATCTGAAGGCGGCTTAGTATCTGAAGGCGGCTTAGTAGTGGATGAAGAACCATCCGGGGTAGAGAGATCGGGAGGAGGCTCTTCATACTCCCAATTATTAAAGTCCGACATATCCAACTGATCGGTATTGATACCAAGTTCGCCAAGCGCCCTTAACGCGGCAGCGGACAGTCCTCTAGTTGCAGCGGGGGGGAGGTTCGAAGTCGAAGGGGCGGATGGGGTAGAGGGAGAAGCCGCATCGCTCGGCATTTCTGGAAAATCCAACGTATTAGAGGGATCTGCCAAATTACTCGGATCTACAACCTCACCAAACTCAGAAGGGTCGATTGGCTCATAAGAGCCATCCGGCCCAAACAATTCAGAGTCGATTGAATCGTAGTAATCCGTAGGGATATCGAGAGAACCGGAACGGGGACTAGGAACATCTGAAGGAACATCCGAAGGAATGTCCGCATACTCATTTCCAAACCAATCCGACCCGATATCGGGGGCCGCATCTGAAAGACTAGCGATTCCGCCCGTACCGGATATAGCTGATCCAGCGGGGCCATAAAGCCCACCAGCGGTGCCGGGAGTTAATGCCGTGTTAATCCCAAGTTCGCCGAGAGCGGCAAGGTCAGCAGCGCCCGCAGCACCGCCATAAATACCGCCGATAGTACCGGGAGTTAACGCTGTGTTAATTCCAAGTTCGCCAAGGGCGGCGAGTTCAGCAGCACTACCCGCAGCGGCACCACCACCGGCACCTACTCCTGAAAACAGGGAAGGCACTGCGCCCGCTGCAACTACCCCGCCGATAATAGGAGCCGCACGCCCAAGAAACTCGGTATAGCTTTTCCATCCGCTATTTATAGGGACGAACTCTTCCTGCACCTGCCCATCAGGGAGGTAGTTATATCGGACGTAGCCGCTGTCTTGGTACTTGTCGTTAAAAGAACGAGAAGGCGTCTTTAAAAAGTCTTGGGAAATGACCCCTGAATTCGGGTCATATGTGTAGGTTTTATCGCCTTGTACTGTCTGCCAAGATGTAGTTGTCCACGGTTCTACATAACCGGCTCCACCGCCTCCACCACCTTCTGAAGTAGGATCGGAATACCAACCCCCGGAGGTACCAATAGTCGGGCCTTGGGCTTGGATCTGATCGTAAAGCGACTGATACGTCAGGGGTTGCGACGAAGGCGTCGACGTGGGAGCGGGGGCAGGTTGTGGAGTAGGTTCCGGTGCGGGGGCGGCTTGCGGTGCCGCTTCAGCCGCTTGTAGCGAAGCAACATAATCCCACCAGCTTCCGCCGCTGCTATCGTTACTGCTATCGGTTCCACTCATTTTTTACTCCCCAATATTTACGGCAAAGCCGATACGAAACTAAGTGTAGCAATCAAAGACGCCGTTGAAGGCCGCACCGGACTAATTTGCGTCGGGAAATGCTGGAGAGATACCGTTGCGCTATCAGTAGACCACACTAGTTGAATGTAGTCATTAGTCTGCATGGAGAGAAAATAATTCCAACCGACGATACTATGCCCGTTAACGCCGCCATGGGAATTAGGCACAGAAATAAGCCCAGTAGATCCCACAACGTCTGTAGACGCACCGCCACCGTTCCCCTGCCTGAGCCAAATACTCGCATCATGTAGCTGCGTATCTGTATTTACAAACTGCCCCGACCACTGAAGATTATAAACGCCGGGGTTACTTACTTGGATCTTATTAGTCCCTACAACTGAAACACTGTTAGTAAAGTCCGTTGTATCAAACGTCATCAGTGTGGCGGTGTTAGCAACGGCAGTTTGGTCAACGTAACTAGAAAACGCTCCATGGGGGAACGAAATAAACTTACCCCCCGCAGTGTCTAGTAGGGAACCAAAAATATTATCTAGCCGCTCAAAGTACAGACGTAGGGCGTTGTTTAACTGATTCTGATAGACCTCATCCCACGATTTAGGCGGGGTGAGAAGCCTCGGGGCATATGTACGCCCTAACTTAGTTCTATCAATCGTTGTCACGACTTTCTACCATCCGGACGGATGTCGATACGGGGGTTACCAAGCTGCCACTGTGATCCGAGGGTGTTACTTTCGATCCTGAAAGCCATTTGACGGCCACGGAACCGTAAGAAAACCTGCTTGGTGTACTGTTCAACAGGGCTTGCAACTGCCTGAATGACAGATTCAGGAGACTCAGGTTTATACCCCACTCCGGGGTAGTCTCTCGGTTTAACAACAACCGTAACTTGCGGGGCATTTGCGGGGCATTAGATGTAGAACCATTAAAGGTTACATCAGGAATCATACGCCAACAGAAGGTCATTCTGTCACCGTCCCCGTCAAGATCAAAGTCCGCTGTCTCGATGTATGCGTTAATAGCGACAGGAGTGCCCGTAGTATTATCGTCGTTACCAGTTTCGTGGTAAAGAATACGGCTGTCTTTAATTGCCATCGGGAACTGCCGGATACCGCTATCCAACCAAGCAGTGCGCTGCATCGTGCCGTAGTACCAAGCGCGGTCAAGATGGTTAAAGACTACGTACCTATCTGGAGTAGCCGTAGTATTTGAGGCCGAGCAATAGAACCACCAAAGCTCAGTAAAGCCCTCGTTCGTACCCGAGATAATTTGATCTTTCTGATCGAAATTGATGTCATTAAAGACATACGCTCGTAGGGCGCAGGGTAGAGTTTCCACCCGTCCAGAGTACATATAGAACTTATCCGCACCCATCCAGTAGACGATATTGTTCGCTACCACCATAGAATGCGGAGATATTACTGATACATTGTCAGCAAGTTGGCTTAGGTTAAATACGTAAGGCGGGCCGACATACTGCATAGAGTAGACGGACGAGTCGGTAAACACAACGATCTCCTGCTTCGTGGAGATAGCCGCGATGATCTTAGATCCTGAAGAAAGTCGGATACTGCCCGCCTGATTAGTAATAGCGGGAGTCCACTGGAGCGGATCTTCTTGGTCAGACCAGCGAATCAACAGGGGGTCAATCGTGGCAGAACCAATCTCGTTCGTCCCAAAAACCAGCACAAACCTAGACGTATCTGAGATAAGTAGTTCGTTTTGAAACAGTGGTACGTCAGAAGCGCCGACAAGGCTAGAGAGTAATACACCACGATTGCTGTAATTCGTAGGCAGATTAGAAGCATCCCAATAATAGATCGCTCCGCTTCGTGGTCCGTAAATCAGGTTCTGCCCGTAATTATGCGCGTTCCACAACCGTAGGGGCGTAGTTACCCCCGTAGTCGCAGCTTGTCCCCAACCCGAGTTACCCCAAGCCCCCGTTCCCCACCCGAAATACTGCGTTGCCTGTGCTAGCCCTACACTAATCTGATAGGCAGCGGATACAGACGCGCCGCCACCCACCCCGGAACCGGAAGGCGTAGTAGATACGACAATGCTGTAGGTATTAGCAGTTAGGTAGGTTAACTGAAACTCTTTGTTCAGATCACCAGCAGTAAGGCCATTAAAACCAACAGCACCGGTAAAAGTAACGAAATCGCCCGTAGAAGCGCCATGTGCAATATGTGTGACGGTAACGGTAGTTGTACCGTTGGTTGTAAAGGGGTTTGATACTAGGGCTGAGGTCGTCCGAAGGGGGGTGATATCGAAGTAAGCGCCGGCATTCTCAACATAGTATTTGAGATGCGTACCGATACCAACATTGTTATAACCCGAATTAGTTGTCCAGTTCCACATGGTACGGGCTGTACCAAGAAATGTATTAGACGACACCGGAATCCAGCCACCGATCTTCTCAGGCTTAGCTGAACGGAACCGCACCTTATCGCAGATATACCAAGTTCCTTCCGCAGCATAAGAAGTGGACTCTCGATTAACACCCGGATTAAAGACTAGCTTTTTAAGCATAGCGGTTCCGAATCAGGATTACGCCTTCTTATCGGCTACAAAAACGCCGATTGCACCGGAGATCGCCATACCAGCAGCGACAAGCGCATCTATCTTAGCAGCGTCGAGAGCGATACCAAGGGCAGTCAGCATATAGACAAAGCCACGCCAAGTAGAGGCTTCGGCAAGACGGGCAAGGAGGTAAGACTTCATGGTTTTTCCTTTGTTAAGGGTTCTTTGAACAGATCGCGCTCGGCTTTGCGCCGGTTCACTAAACCGGGAAGGATTCTTCCTCCCGCATAGACCCACTTATCGAACTCAGCAGCGGCGGCTTCGTACTCACGCGCATTCAGCTTACGAAGTAAAGAACTTCTAGCTAAGGCTCCTGCACCTAGATTATAGGTAAAAGATACCAGCGCGTCGAATCTATTCTGATTGAGCGGAACACTTACAAGCTGATTAACAGACGTAGCGAACTTCTTAACGTCTTGCTTGAGGTAATCAAGCGCCTGCACTTGGGTGATTACATCACCCTTCTTGACTTTGCGCCCGTCCGGATAGACAGTAGTCCCGTACCCGATTGTCCACGGATCACCCCCCGTGCCGGGGTCGGGATAAGCCTTGAGCCGCAGACCCTCAAAGTCGGCAATGAGTTTCAGACCTCGGGGAGAGATTTGCATCATGGCTTATAGATACTGAACAGATTAACCATATTATCAACGAGTTCTTGCTGATTTGCGTCGTCGGCGGCAATTCTGTCGGGTATGTAATAGCCTATACGCTGGGCAACCTGTGGAACTCTAGAAGGCGGTATAAACAAAACACATGCGTAGAATTTACCCGCCTCTCCAATCGGCGTATATGGCGGGTCTAAAGGCGTAGTTTCTACATACTCTACATCGGGTAAAGCAGCGAAAGCGGCTATTAGACTTGCCTCGCTCATATTAAACCTCCACTACAGCAGACTTTGAGTAAACTTCAACGCCTTCTACGTCTTTTTTTACAGAAACAACTTTTACCGGGAACGCTTTGATTTTTGGCTTTTCTTCGTGCTTGAAAACATCCCCCCAGATATCCATGCGCTCAGCGGGAAGATTCTCGGACTCTATCAGCGTCGGAATAAACCCGTTAGTCATCTTAGCGATAGCTAAAGCGAAGAACACAACCGCATCGGAATAAGCACTGTCGCAGGATGCCGTCCAGTTATCGCCCTCGATAAACATACAAGAGCCTTTACAAATGTGCAGGACAGGGCATTCGGCGCAAGCGGGCCTATTACTCCAGTGTGTAGCTGTCTTTATACGGACCGCTTCGATATCTTCAATATTGCCTGCGTGGTGGCTCTCACCATTGTGTGAAACCTGTACGTGACTCACGTTTTGGCAGGTTATTACGTTACCTTTTAGGTCAATCGCAATCGTATTTTCCCGATCCATCCCACACTTCTGTCCTGTCTTTATAGACGGACTATGAGAAAGAACATCCTTAATAAACCCGTCTATCTTTAAAGGGACTAGGTGAAAACCTATTTCGGCCTCAGTCGAGAATATGTCATTGAAAGCTGTCTTACGAAATTCGAAATGCTTTTTCTTCGTATCTAGCAGGTTGCTCATACCGCCGTCGTCATAGGCATCGACTACGCCGCCCTCTCCGAGGATCACATCCGGATCGCCCGTAAGCTCAACAAACCACTCATATATTTCTTTGCGGCTGTAGTTACTCGCCGTAAGCATAGAATTAAAGCTAATGCGCTTGTCTTTACGCATGGCTTTATAAAAATCTAGGATGGTTTTCTTCTGTTCGGGGTCATCAAAAGGATCGGGGCCACGAATAGCTTGGCCGGGGCCGTCATGGCTTATCCCAACGCTAAAATTATTTACTAACAGCCAGTAACATATCTCGGGAGTAAGGATAGACCCGTTGGTGATGATCGAGAATTTAGGTTTCTTTTTCCATGAGGCAAACTTCTCATGCAGGCGCTCGGCTAACGGGCGCAGCGTCTTCCAATAAACAAGCGGCTCACCGCCCCAAAACTCAATCCCTAGCCCGCGTTCCTCATTAAATTCAAGGTTATCAAGCTTTGCCAAGAAGGTATCAATGTCTTTCTTGCTTGTTTCTGGCGCACGTTCTACAAAACGCTGACTACAATAATCACAAGAATAATTACAAGAAAGACCTAATTGGATCTTGAGGATCTGTACATGTTTACTTTTCCGAAGAGGAGCGTCTTTAGAAAAGGGAATAGATAACGTATTGTTTTGAGCGGCTATAGACGGATTATGAAAAACAAAACCAGCTTCCGTATGGAGAATATTGGTTTCATTGTTATAGAGGAGCCTAATAGAATCTCCTGTAGAAGGATTCTTAGCCGTTACAACAAATTTGGTCATCTAATTTTAGCCGCAGTCGGGAGGGGCGCAGTCACAATCACAGTTGTAACTAGCGGTAGTAGAAAAATTGCAGTTATAAGTACAGGCGCAATTACAGTTAGCTTGTAACCAATTTCGCGTATCGCAGTTTGCACAATTTACGCTACCACTAATAAAACAATTGACGCACTGTATATTGCCGCAGTTACAGTTATTCGTGCAGTTACCGTTGCTACAGTTACCATCTGTATTTTTTTGGTACCAAGCCATCCCCCCGTAACTTCTAAGCGCATTGGGCGAAGGCCGTTGATCGGACCTAGTATTGGCGTAGACCCACGAAAGCTCAATCGGAAGAGGGTCCCCTGTTTCGTTCTTTATATTGATAAGCGAAAGGGGTGGAGAAGGTAGTGTCATGCTTTTCCTTCTAGAGCTTCAATACGAGCGCGAAGGCGCTGCACTTCTTTGGCGAGTTCGACACAAGCTACAAGGGCGGCATTACCGTAGGAAACCGCCAAAAATCCGTTTTCACCTTCGTGGACCGCTTCCGGAAGGACAGTCTGCAAAGACTGCGCGGTAACACCAACCTGTCGGGCACCGGAACTTATCTTCGTATAGGTACCGTACTTAACACCCGCAAGACCTTCTAGAAATCCCGCGCTTAAATCGCTCCAGTCTTTCTTTAGACGTTCATCTGAATTGGCGATAAAGTCGGTAGCATAAACGTAGTCGGCATTTGGATTACAGTAAATACCATCGGTATTATAAAGACTGCTACCCGAGTTCCACACCATCCGGTATGTGCTAGCGGCGTTGCTGTCAGTAACCGTGATGTTGGTTGCGTTTGTTGCATTTGTGGCGTTGGTAGCGGTGGAGGCACTACCCGCAGAAGTCGCATACGCGACAGAAGCCCCGTCAACGTACTGCTTTGTCGCTGCGCCAAGGGCTACGGTGGGGTTCGCATTAAGGACTAGCGCACCGGTCATGGTGTCCCCGGTTTTATTCACCGGAGTAAAACCAAGAGAGTTCTGTTTTGTGCCAAGGCCCGTATCTACATACTGCTTTGTAGCTGCGCCAAGGGCTACGGATGGATCAGCGTTCAGGACCAATGAACCCGTCATTGTATCCCCGGCTTTATTTACTGGGGTATACCCTAATGAAGCCTGCTTTGTACCCAGCCCAGTATCAACATATTGCTTAGTCGCAGCGCCGAGGTTAACAGCGGGATCGGCTGAAAGAACCAGCAGACCCGTCATCGTGTCACCGGCCTTATTCACGGGAGTAAACCCGAGGCCCGACTGCGAATCCACGTATGCTTTAGTGGCGGCATGCAGTGACAGAGTGGGGGCACCCGAGAGAGTAAGAATCCCCGTCATCGTATCCCCAGCTTTATTTACTGGAGTAAAACCGAGGGACGCTTGCTTACTGTTAAGTCCCGTATCGACGTACTGCTTAGTCGCGGCCTGAAGGTTAGTGGAGGGGTCACCCGGCAAAGTAAGTGCGCCGGTCATTGTGTCACCGGCTTTATTTACTGGAGTAAACCCGAGGGACGCCTGTTTAGTAGCTAATCCAGTATCAACATAACCTTTAGTAGCGGCCCCGAGCGTAACGGACGGGTCAGCGTTCAGAACCAACGCACCGGTCATCGTATCCCCAGCTTTATTTACTGGAGTAAAACCGAGAGAGTTCTGTTTTGCGCTAAGACCGTTATCAACGTATTGCTTAGTAGCTGCACCAAGATTAACAGAGGGATCTGCGGACAAGACCAGCAAACCTGTCATCGTGTCCCCAGCTTTATTCACTGGGGTATAGCCAAGGCCCGATTGAGCGTCTACGTACGCCTTGGTAGCAGCGTGAAGAGAAAGAGTAGGGGCACCGGAGAGAGTCAGAATCCCCGTCATCGTATCCCCGGCTTTATTTACCGGAGTGTAACCAAGGGACGCTTGTTTTGTACCGAGGCCAGTATCGACATACTGCTTTGTAGCCGCGCCAAGGGCTGCGGAAGGATCAGCGGACAGGTTTAGCAAACCCGTCATCGTGTCACCGGCTTTATTCACCGGGGTATAACCCAGACCACCACCGGCAACGGCAGAATCTACATATTGCTTAGTCGCAGCGCCGAGGTTAACAGCAGGGTTTCCTGAAAGAATCAGCAGGCCGGTCATTGTGTCACCGGCCTTATTTACTGGAGTGAAACCAAGCCCCGACTGCGAATCCACGTAGGCTTTAGTAGCAGCATGCAGAGCGACTGTCGGAGGACCGGAGAGGGTCAACAGACCCGTCATCGTATCCCCAGCTTTATTTACTGGGGTATAACCCAGCGTAGCCTGCTTACCGCTTACAGCATCAATTACATCTGTTCCGTTACACAAAACAACTGCGGTAATACCGCTAGCGATAGTGACCCCGGACCCCGCTGAGGTTTTCAGAACAATGCTTTGCCCACCGGTTGTGGCGTTACGCACCACATAGAGCTTCGAAACACTAGGGCAAATAATGTTGCGGGTAGCAGAAAGAGAGACTGACGAAGTGATGTTTAGCGCCATCGACCGGGATTGGTCTACAGCCCCGTTATTAACCGTCAACGTGTAGTCAGTATCGGTGATACTTACAGAGGTATATCCAGCAATCGCCTGCTCAATCAGAGTGCCAAGGTTGGTATTGGTAGTAGTACCCCAAGTACCGGATTGGTCACCAGTACCGATAAGTTCGATACGGAGGTTTGATGAGTAAGTCGATGCCATCTTAGTTTGCTCTCAGAATTGCTGTAGAGGTGTCAGGCGTGGGCATTTGAATGACCAAGTTGCCGCTACTAATAATTCGATCTGACCCAAAATCAAAAACCGCTACAGCGCGGTTCGATTTAGTCGAGTTGTAAATCATTGCTTTACGGTACGTTAGTACCACGGACGGGATGGTCCCCCTCCGGGGCTGTATCCTGAACCGGAAGCTTCGTTTGTTGATGTGTAAGTTGTTGTTGACGCGCTGAGCGGAGCCGCTGACGTATAGAGCGCGATTTTAAAGACATCACCCGTCGTTGTTGTGAAGTCATGGATCGCCTTGAATAGTTCGACCTTGAACGAATTACAAATGACTTGGGTCATCTTACTTCACCGGGTAACGGACCTGATCGCTACGGAACGTGTCCTGACGATTCTTGGCATCTGCAAGTTGTTTGAGAAGCGCTGCTGCTTCTTTAAACTTAGCTTCGTAAACCTGCAACAGGTCCGCATCGCCCTTCATAAATGTATAGGCTTCAACTAATGCGCCATACAGAAGGACGGAACTAAAGTTATCCCCGAGCCAGCTTGTGCCTGCCGGGGCAGTGATCGAACTTGGGTAACCGTAATACGCTACCTGAACCGGGAAAACCGCGTTAGGAACCGGGGCGAGCGTAAGCTCATATGCTTGGGACAAGGCGTAATACTGGGGCTGACCGGTAGCTGTCGTCGGAAATGCTTCCCGCAAAAACGTAAAGTCCTTGTTTATCAAGTACGCATAAGCACTGGACGGAAGCTGAAGTGCGACCGAGAACGTAGCTAGATAGTCAGCGGGTAGTGTGAGCGTAGCCACGCCAATACTCGTAGACAGAGTTGAATACTTAAAGGACGCGGGAAGCTGTACGGCATTAGCAATCCGCTGTTCCGCCTGCGTAATGAAAGTATTAACGTCAGTCGTGGAGAACGTGTTCTCCGTATATGACTGAATCTCTGCTACAAGTTCAGAGTAGTTCATTTGCTAAGTGCGACGTTCTTCAGAAACTTAGTACCCTTGGTGGCGGCACCTGCACCACGCATGGTGCTGTACTCTTTCTGTCCCACACCGGGGGCAAACTTACCTTTAGTCCACACGCCAGCCTTGCCGATATCCGTTTGGGGATACCCTGCGACATTAGGCACGGGGACTGATTTGGATTGGCTTGACTTCATTTGGTTTTGCTCCGCTGATTCATAACGCGGGCCATATTGCGGCCATATTTCTTGGCATCAACCGAAGTCACGCCACCGGCCTTAAAACCCTTAACGGCTTTATCGGGATGGGCATTGGGCGTGCTTTTACGCATGTGAGCGGCCAGCGCCTTTTTTACGTTCATCATATTAGTTCACCTTAAACGGAGAAGAATCCACCGGCATACATGCCGCCTTTTAACATACCACCAGCAAAATACGTCCGGATAGAAACCGAAGAATCAGTTAGTATTCCAACCGATAAGGCCATACCCGTACCGGAGTTGATTACTTCCGTATAGCTCCTACTTTGAGGGTAGCTAGTATCCGGCCTCGGATTACGTACAGCTTGAGGGTCGTTTACCGGATAAAGGCCAAGCTGAAGCTGCGGATGATCCTGTTCCCAACATTCGGGGCATACGAGGATATTTACATTCTTGGTCTTAATCGTCAATGTCTTAAGCTTCGAAAGCTTAAACCGAAAACTACACCGGTCGCATTGTGCGATTGAAAACTTACCTGAGGAAAACCGATTAGGCATGGTTTCCTCTATCTATAAAACATATTTCTCGGCACGAACCTGACGGGGGCTTTTTCACGATCCTCTTCCGACGCGAGCGCCCACTGCCTCTCGTACTCAGCCTGAAGCATTGGTATCCGCTGCGCGGACTCAGGGAGCTTCATCGCAATTTGATAAGCCAGACCGGCAGTCAACGCCGGGAGGAAACGGTACGGAATATCAGCGGTATTGTCCCCATTACCCGCGTCCTGAAGCCGACGCAATCTCCAGTACACGAACGTGTAGGAATTATCCGAAGGGACCGGCCACACAGTAATCGTCGGGTATACGTATTGCCGGGGTTCTGTCGGACTACATGCTCGATCAAATCAATCGTATCAACAGGCAGATTGTACGTAGCAGTGCCCGCTACAAGCGGGATAGTCCCGCTTTCAACTGTCCAAAGATTAACTCCCCGGTTCGCCCACTCCGTTGTCAACAGATTAAAACTGCGGCGAGCGGTACGAAAATCATAGCCCGAGCGCATCTCTGATCCTGCCCGATCAAAGGCTTCTTCGAACAGGTCTGTAAGCTGGAGATCAAAAGACGAAGTACCGGAAGTAGTCATAATCAGGTAGCGTCAGTGGTTATAGCAGTCCGGTTACCGCTTCCGTCGATTGTAGCAGTCACGCGAGTTTTAGCGTTAGTAATTGCAGCGTTAAATGTTTCTGTGCCCGAATTAGTTCCTGCGCGCCGCCCGAGTAGTACGGAAGCCATAAGACGCAAGGACTGACGGAATGTCAATCCAGTCTCGACGTTCTCGCTATCCATAACCTGCGTGGAAATCTGCGCGGCGGTCGGAACGGCAGCGGTCACTTGGCCTGAGGTCAGGGTAGACGCCCCATACGAAATTAGCGCAGAGTTAGTAGCCGACTGCGCCTGAGCCTGAGTTAGCGTCGAAGCGCCGAAGGCGGTAAGCGCGGAAGTAGCGGCGGTTTGAGACTGGGCTTGAGTCAGAGTGGAAGCGCCGAAGGCGGTAAGTGCGGCAGCGGCTCCGGCTTGAGCTTGGGCTTGAGTTAGTGTCGAGGCGCCAAAAGCAGTAAGTGCGGCAGTGGCAGCGGCTTGGTTCTGACTCTGCGTGATAGCGTAGGTCGAAGAATAGATTGCGTAGACGCTCGTAGAAGTAGGCGTCACAACCCAGTTAGTATCAACCGTACACGTTTTAGTTGCCTGCGCGTATGCGGTGATAATCCTAGACTGACCTGCGCCAGCCCCCGCAATAATCGAGACTACAGAGCCAACATAGTTACCATCAGAAGATGAGGCGGTGGCGTCTAGCTGAATAGTGCTTGTCGTACCGCCTTGGGCAAGGCGACTACGTACCGCGCCGTCAGGTAAGGTGGTAATCCGAAAGAGTTGGTCCGTCAGATAGGTTCTGTCAACAACTTGAACCACAACCTCAAGGGCCGTCATTTCCGCAGAGGAAAGGCTCCAACTCCAAACATATTCTCCGGAGATAGCCGTAGGTGTCGTGGTTATATTCGAACCGGCCCCGCCGTCTTTTATGACTTTAACAGATCCAGCCGTATATACAGCCCAGTCTGCGGCATTGGCGAAGTTGGCGCTGTTGGCCTTAATTACGGGCGAGCGGAACGTAAAAGCCGTACCAAATGGTGCCCAAATTGGAGTCATTACACTACACCTCTAAAGATCCCGCGCCATACGCCACGGCTAATATACTCGCCTACCATATTTGAAGTAACAACGGGAGGGGTCGAAGACGAAAGTAACGCAAGTGGCGGGGCGGTATAAATTTGCCATGGATTACTACTAACCGCAGCTATTTCAGAGGCGGAAAGAGCGCGGCTCCAAACATAGAATAGCGATCCAGTCGTCCCATCCGCCATGGGGTCTTGCCCCCCACCTCCAAACTGCTTTCTAAATAGCTCAATCCTATCTACACTGATATTACCACTGCCTAAAAGCGCGGACGTACCGGCGGTGGCTGGCACACCATTTACATAAGACGCTATTAGATTATTGGCTGAACTGACTGTTACCGCTAGGATCGACCTTCCGCCGGAAGACGGAAGAGCCTGTGAAGAATTAAAGTCTGCATAATACGGTCTTGCATCTGCACCAAAATTATTTGATGGGTACGCCTTATAATGAACGTGTATTCTTTGGTCAGTAACAGATCCGTTGTATATACCGCCTGACGATGAGTAAATACCGGCCTCTGGCGTGTTACTAACCTCTTGAACGATTGTCCATTGATTAGACGTTATTGTTTGTGGTAACACAAATGCTGTTGAGTTACCGACGGTCTTTAAATACGCTATAGCGGGACCGTTAAGCGTCTGTATCTGCGCGTATTTAGCGCCAAAAGCATCTGTAAGTGGCGTAGCATTTGGAGTAAGCGCAACTTCCAGCCCTTTTGTTAAAGGGTTGTTTCGGTTTATCCTCGTCGCTTGCTGCGGCTGCGCGATAACCCGCTTAGGAATAAAAATGCGCCTTCCGGAAGATACGGGAGTAGACGTTGCTACTCTAAGCGCCGAAGTTGGGGCAAATATCTGCCACGGGTTATTAAAGAACGCCTGCCGCATCTGCGGCGTCCACATAAGGGTGGCCTTTAAGGCGAGTGATACATAGTTTTGGGGTGCGGTTTGAGGGAAACCTACGTCCCCAACCCCAAAATAAACATTAGTACCATATCCCGAATAACCGCTTGATGTTGAAGCGGTTGAAAACGAGTTTGTTAATCTATCGACTGCAAGATTAACCGTACTAAGCGTCGGATCGTACCAAACAATAACTTTATAAGTTTGATTTAATGTTGCGGGAGTGAATGACCACGCTATTTTTTCAGAGCCGTCATATAAATATCCGCCAAATCCGTTTGTCGGGTCAACCAAAATCGCCCGATCATTATGTCCTACAAGACTAACTTTACCTATTGGTGTAGACGTTATTGTAATAATACTAGCGATTGTCCAGCCATCAGTGGGAGCGGGTGCCGTCGTTTTCTGCCTAGTTGCCTGACCCGTAGAATCGCCATAACGATCTGCTAAAGCCCCGCCCTGCGCGGCTTGGAAAGTCGCGCCTTTATATATCTGATTTGAAATACCACCAATATTTATAAAGCCATTACCAGACGCCGCTGAATAGACATGTTGAAGCCCCTTAGATAGGGGGCTATCCCAGTTGATACGCGAAGCTTGCTGCGGCGGCTGCGCGGTCTGGCGGCGTGGAAGGATAAAAGCCACGGCTTAAGTGTAATAGACTTCGCGATAGCTAACAGTGACCGTCGCGCCGAGGGCGGCAGCGCCGTTGTCGTTATGAAGCACGACACCCCACTTAGGTGGCACCGAGCCGAAAGCTTGGGACAGGCTGAAGACCTGACGGATAGTGATTGCGTTTGCGCCTTGGTTAAGCTGAACCGTACCAAGGAAGGTCAGGTTCGAAGGCGAACCGATAGCGGTCAGGGCCTTATCCGTGCCGTCCACGTTATCAAAGAGGCTTGAGTCCCCCTGATAGTTCGTTCCGTCTTCCGAGCGGTACGCATACACCACAACCTGCTTGTTGTTAGTAGGAGCGGTAGCAGTCGTCAGAATGTTGACGGTGACCAAGTAATCGGTCGTATTGTTCGTCGTTCCGCTAGTAACTGCGGCAGAAGACCGCGCAGAACCAAACGCCAGCGAGCCAGCGGTAATGGTCATCGCGGTAGAAGTACCGTATTGAACGGCCATAATTTAGTCCTTTTTTAGCACATCTTGCCACGGGTCTTACCCCGTGATTCGATACCGCCCCCACGGGCGTATTTTTTGACGCGACTAGGCTTCATGTTTTCCATCTCGGCCTGTTCGTGTTTAATCATCGACTTAGGAGCGCCTTGCTTTTTCATGAAGGCCACTTCCCTGCCCATCATATCTTTTGGTTCTTTCACAGCACCGCCTTTGGCTTTCTTTTCGGGAGGAGGACTACTACCAGCGCCTTTAATCATTTTAATAAAAGGGTTCGCCAGATCAAACTTCTCTTTTTCCTTGGGAGGCTCTTCTTGCTTGGGTTCTTCTTTAGGGGCGGCTTTAGGCTCAGCCTTTTTACCCAAAACCCAGTCTAAAAATCCACCGGAAGCAAACTTCTTCGGCCCCTTGGTGAACTCCTTGCCAACAGACTGAGAAACACCGGCCTTCTTCGCAAAAGCCGGGTTATGGGCTACAGCCTGCATGAAGCGTTCTTGTTTAGCAGATTTAGTAGGCATCACACGATCTTCGTTTTACGCGACCCACGGGCAATACCCCAGCCCTTGACAGAACCGCCTTTAGCCATCTTGACGATCTTGCCCGCTGTCTTACCACGGGACTCGATACCACCGCCTTTGGCGTACTTAGCGATTTTGCCGCCCTTCTTGAAGAAGTTAGGTCCACCTTCCGCAGCCATTACTTCTTCGTCGCGGTTACGAGCGGGGGCGCGAGTCGGGGCAGCGGGACGAGCGGGGGCAGGAAGCCGCGCAGCGGGGCTAGGAAGCATGGGTGGCTGTCCAGTCAGGGCAGCACGGGAACCTTCAGCGGGAGGGGGAAGTGCAGCACGGCTGTTACCCGGAAGAGAGCGGGGAATCTCAATACGGGGGCCATTAGGAAGCCGGGTAATAGTAGGGCCAGCTTCCCGAGCCAGCGCAGTACCCGCCGAACTAGCGGCGTCATCCGCAGCGCCTTTACCAAACATACGGCTAAGAGCATTACGCGCCATACTCGCAGCGCGTCCGAGGGGCAGAAGAGCTTCGGGATAAACAGGCTCAATACCCTGTTCACGTTCTTTTTTACTACGCTCAGCACGTTCTTCA